TCGCCGGCAATGGCCGAGACGAAATCCGACCCGGCGGCATCGAGCGCGTCGAGCAGCAGCCGGCGCACCGCGTTGCCGGCCGCCATGAGGTCGGCGCCGGCGCAGGTTTCGGCCAGCGCGGCGTCGAACTCGGCCTTGGCGTTGGCGGCTTTTAGACGCTCGCGCTCGGCCTGGAGGTCGGCGAGGGAGGCCATTTAGCCGGGGAACTCCGCGCCGGTGGCTTCGAGCGTGGCGCGCTTGCCGGTGAAGTCCTGCCAGCGGCGGACGATGATGTCGACGTACAGCGGGTCCATTTCTATCAGCTTTGCGGACTTGCCGTGCTTCTCGGCGGCAATCATCGTCGTCCCCGTCCCCGCGAACGGATCAACAATCGTCTTTGCCTTCGGTCCTATCGATGTGACTGCCCATTCCGCTAACTCGACCGGCATCGTCGCGCCGTGAACCTTGGCGAATTCTTGAGATCGCGCAGCGCTTATACGAACGATGTTAGATTCTGTGCCATGAAAGTCACCGAGAGGAATCGAACGTGACGCATCGCCATCTGGAGACATAATAAAAACCCACTCAAACGAATTTGTCAGGACGTTGCGCTGCATCTGCGGAGCACCATGTCCTTTGTCCCACACAACCACATCCACCAAGTTATCGACAAATTCCGCCGTCCATCGAACCAGGTTTCGCTTGTTGTTCGCCAGCGTTTGTATGTTGCACACAACGCAATCAGTCTCGGCCAATGCCAACACAGTCCAGCCAGTCATAAGTTGCGGCCATTCGACAGCCGAGTCGGTATGCGTGGAATACAGCGATTTCCGATGGTCGGCGCCTTTCACATACTTATCACGAAGCTTTGCGTTCTCGCCAACTCCATAGGGAGGCGACGAAAACACCATTGCGGGCCTGCTGATTTCGAGCTTAGCCCAATCATCCGATGATGTTGCATCGCCACAAACAACCCGATGCTTACCCAAGATCCACACATCGCCCGGCTTGCTCACCGGATCGGCCTGTAGTTCCGGCACGGCGTCGGGGTCGGTTTGGCCTTCCGGCGTGGCGTCCAGCCCGGCCAGCAGGGCGTCGATTTCCTTGAGGTCGAAGCCGGTCAGGCCGACGTCGTAGCCTTCGTCCATCAGGTCGCGCATTTCCAGCGCCAGCATGGCGTCGTCCCACCCGGCATTGAGCGCCAGCCGGTTGTCGGCGATGACGTAGGCGCGCCGCTGCGCGTCGGTCAGGTGTCCGAGTCGGATGCACGGCACTTCGGCCAGCCCGAGCTGCCGCGCGCCCATCACGCGGCCGTGGCCGGCGATGATGCCGCCATCGGCGTCGATCAGCACCGGGTTGGTGAAGCCGAACTCCTTGATGCTGGCGGCGATCTGCGCCACCTGCGCGTCGGAGTGCGTGCGGCTGTTGCGCGCGTAGGGAATGAGCCGGTCGATGGCGAGGGTTTCGATCTGCATTTAGGCGGTGGCCTCCGGTTGTTTTGCGGTTTCGGCGCGCATTCGGCGCAGGGCGCGCGGAATTTCGCGTTTGATGATGAATTTGAGGCGGCGGATTTCCGCCTCCAGGATCTGGCGGCGCTGCAGTTCATTGGCGCTGGCGGCCAGGCGCGGGGCTGTCTGGTCGATGACGCGCTCGATGCCGGCGCGCAGCATGGCGCCGAGGCCGGTGGCTTCGCGGCGGACGGCGGCGCGCTCGAAGCGCAGGCCACGGCGCATGGCCATTTCGAGCTTGAGCATGCTGTTTTCGTAGTGCATGAGCAGCGCCTTGGCCTTTGCGCGGCTGCTGCCGTCGGTGTGTCCGACGTCGATGTCGGGCGCCGGGGCGGCGGGCGGCGCGGCGGGCTGGCTGCGCTGCGCGGCCCAGCGGTCGGCGACGTCGGTTCGCCCGCCTTGCGTTTCGGCGATGCGGGCAAGGCTGGCCGGGCCGTCGATCTTGCCGGCCGGCGTGAGGACGCAGCGGCCGGTGTCGACGAGCTTTTGCACATAGCCGACGGACTTGCCGATTTGGGCGGCGAACTGGCGTCGGGAGAGGCCGCTCATGCGGCCCTCGCCAGGACGGACTTGATGGCGCGGTCGACTTCGTCTAGGAGGTCTTTGTCGATCTTGGCCATGACGCGGTCGCGGATCTTGCGCGCGTTGAACATCTGGCTGAATCCGATTACCTGGACGGGCTTGATCGGGAGCCGTGCATCGCCGGTGCGAATGAAGACGGTGCGCCCCTTGTTGCCGATGAAGGCGCCATCGATTTTCTTGAGTCCGCCGGCGCGGCGAATCTTGAAGCCTAGCTGGCGTTTGAGGGCGGCGATGTCCTTTTTCTTGATGCCGACGGCGCCGCGCGTCTTGAAGCTGGCGCCGGCGGCGACGGCGACGGCGAGGAAGCGGATCATGTTGGCCGATCGGCCGCGCCGGCTCTTGCTGCCGAAGATGTCGATGACGGCCTGCAGATTGCTTCCGCTGGCGCTGCGCAGGCTGATGGCGTTTCGCACTTCGTCTGCCTTGACGGCGTATTCCTGCGTGATGGCGCGGTTGATTTCTGCGCGGGCTTTCTGCGCGGTCTTGTTGATGGCGGCGGACATGGCCTTGCCCTGCAGTTCGCCGGGCAGGCGCCCGATGCGGCGCTGCACTTCGGCGATGCCTCGGATGTCGACCTTGAGGCCGATTCCGCTCATGCGCGCCAACCGCCGCGCTGGCTCGCGTCCTGTTCGCGTTGCCAGTCGTCAAGACAGTCCTTGTCGCAGAAGCGCGCGCCAGCAGGCAATAGCGCGTCGCACCAGTGGCAGGCGCCCGTCACCGGCAGCCCAGGCGCGTGCGCGGCGTGCTTGAGCATGGCGATGTGTCGGTCGAATTCTTCTCGCTGGGTTGCGCGGTCGGAGATGTCCATCAGCGGGTTTCCTTGGGGTGAGTCGGCGGCGCCCATCCGATATCCGAGAGGCGAACAGCCTTGGTCGGGTTGTAGGGGATCGGCGTGCCGACTTCGTGGCCGTTTTCGATAGCGTGGAAGGTCTTCTGCCCGGCGATGCCGGCGCGGACGGCCTGCTCTATTCCTGCCTCCGGCCAGTTTGCGCGGAAGTCATCGATGATGCTGGCAGTAAAAGGCATGGCCTGGCGCATGGGTTTTTTGGGTGGTTCGGTCATGTTACGGGTTCCGGTTTTGTGTTACGGGTACCCGTAACAGCCGAAAGCCTTGCGGCACAAGGCTTGTTCCGGGTGTTACGGGTGTTCCTTGTGTACACGCGCGGGAGATATTCAGATGTGTGCGCGAGGCGCGCGAGCGTGTGTCCGTGTATACGCGCGCGTAGTCCCGGAACACCCGTAACACCCGGAACAAGCCTGTACTGGTGCGGGTTGCCGGCGTTCCCGGTACCCGGAACACGGTGCCGCGAACCCGGAACAGTCAGGCGGCCCATGCGTTGCCCTCGCTGGTTTTGCTGGATTCAGCGAACTTTGCGACGCATTCCGTCAGCCAGCGTGCTGCCGCGGTTCCTGGAACCTGCCCGTTTCCAGCGGCCTCGACATTGGCGACCGGAGGAAAAATGATGGGCTTGACCTCTGTTTCGACGGCGTGATCGCTCGGGAAAACGCGCGCCTTCTTCTTTTCCCAGCCTGGCAAATGGGCGAGTGACCCGTGGAAGTGATTCGACGGGCGCGGCCTGCTTTCGCCATTCGTGCGGCACCAGCGCAGATAGGCGGCGTAGACATCGCCAGCGAGCGCCGGGCATACCGGCAGGCCAAGATCGCCGGTGATCCATTCTGTAGCGAAGCGCACCTCGGACGGGCTGGAAAGCATCATCAGGCGTTGCTTGGCGTCTGTCATCGGCGGCCGCTTTTTCGGGTGGAAGCCGGTTAGGTCGAGATCGAGCAGGTACCGGTAAAGCGCGGCGACGCCGCCGGCCTCGATCTCTAGGAACACGTCGTCGTAGTATTCCTCCGACAGCGCCGGCGGGGTATAGACGACAAGGTGCCTTCGGTCGTCGTTGTCGATTGGTAGCGGCTGGCCCTCGTTCGACAGGTAACAGATATTGACCTGGTTGCGCTGGCGATAGGCGGCGATGTTTTTCGGGTTGATGCGTATCCATTCGCCGCTGACGAGTTCCTTGAGCTCGTTCTTGATGTGCCACATCTCGGCGCGGGTCACGACTTCTTCGGCGAGGATGAACAGCTTGGAGTCCGACCAGTCTGAATTGAACTTGTCTTCGAGACCGCGCTGGTTCAGCACCGTTGAATAGTCGCCGTATATTTTGGCGAGTTGCTGGAAGACGGTTGATTTCCCGGTGCCCTGCGGGCCGTGCATGATGACGGCGCTCGACATCTTGGCGCCGGGATTCTGGAGGGGGTAGGCCATCCAGCACAACATCCAGCGATAGACAGCCTCAGACGTTTCCGGCGTCTCGCCGCTGCACAGGTAGCGCAGCAGTTCGAGCAGGCGTTCGCACGATCCTGCCTTCGGTTTCATCGGCCATCCGCGCCAGGTGTTGAGCTTGCAATCGTCGTCATTGCCGGACGGGTCGAAGCCGACCTGGTCCAGGTAATAGGCGCCGCGCTCGACCCATTCCGGGTGCCGCTTGATGTCATCGCCGCGGGCGCCGGCCGGTAGCAGCGCGAGCATCTGCGATTTTTTCGCCACCTTGTTGGTCCAAGTGTCGAAAACATGGTCTCCGGTGCCGTCATCCAGCGGGATGAATCGCTGCACCAGATCGTCGACGGTCATGACGGATTGCGCGGCGCGGCGGCCGTTTCCCCCTCCCCCCTCAGACGCAGTCCCCGCGCACGGTGCTTGCGGAACAACCGCCTGCCAGCCGAGCGCGGCCAGCTTGGCCTCGATCTGCGCGCGGACCGCGCCCAGGCCTTCGCGGGCATGCAGGTCGTTGAAGTCGGTGA